GCTATCTTCAATCCCAGCCAGCTCACGCTCAGCGAGTAGGCCCTCCAGACCTTATGACCGCGCCCGCGATCCTCGCGATTCTCGCCGCCATTGCCGCAGGGCTTCTCATCCTAGGCTTCGCATAATGGTCCGCCTTATGTTGAGCGGCGTCCGGACAATGCCACCGGCTCCGGGCGTCGCGTAACATAGGGCGTATTATGCGCAAGCCCTTCATCCTCGAAATTCCCTTTCACCTCGTCCACGATGCACAGCTCTACGCGCCTTCCAGGGCGCCTCTAGACGCTGTTTGCCATGTTCTTGCCGATTACCCTCGCCTTGTCGCTGAAACGCGTCATATGCGCTCTAGGCTCGCCGATATCGACCGCGAATCATCTGATCTCGACCAGCTGGTTGCCGACTTACAGCAGCTCGCCCGGCAGATCCTGGAACTGTAGGGCGCCCCTGCACTCATCACTGTCCAACCCGCTTTTCTGCAACGGTAGTTGCACGTCAGGTTCATTCGGTGGTGGGTCCCGGAGGCAATTTCCGTAAGGTCGGAGGGGGGTAGCCCGAAGGGCGCAGGGGCAAGCCCCTGGCCGAGTAGCGGACGAATGTCCGCGGAGCGGGGCTTCTAGCTGCGTAGTTGGATCATCGTTTCTCGGTTGGGGTAGCGCGAAGCGCTAGGGGGAACCCCTACCAAGCAGAGCGCGAATGCGCGGCAGCGAAGGTGCAGTGAGCGATATCAGCCTTCCAGCTGGCTTGCCTGCCTGCAGCCTGTTTTCGTTTCTGACACCCAAGGCGAGCTTGCCATCACCGCCCCTGTGATGCGTACGCCTGCGCGGAAGCATTCTTCCCTGCTTTCGTAGCCCGTCAGCGTTATTTCTTGTCTCTCGCCGCTTGCGGCGATCAAAGCAACGACCAGCACCCACACATCCATTTTTCAGTCTCCGGCGATTCTGGCTGCTGCTCTGCCCTGGTCGCGAAGCGGCCAGGGTCCACCATCTCTAATGGTGGACTTTTGTCTCATGGTGAGACTTTTGGATGTTTTTTGATCACCCTTTCACGCGCTTTTTCGGCTTCTTTGTAGAGCCGAATTCTTCTTTGTATTCAAGGACATCCTTGGTTGTCACCTTGTCCAGATATCGCCATAGGGCAGCGTTTACTAGGTCGGCTTCTGCGATGTCTTCTCGGGTCTCGATGATCATGTTTATTCGGCGCTCTTCCAGCACCTCTACGAATTCTTCTTTGACCCTGTAGACCTTGCTCACTGGCTCATTTCTCGTCTGTTTCATGGCGACCCCGTAATTTTGTCACCTGTTGCACTGTTACACGTTACAGCGTATAAATCGCCCCAATCGTAACTTGTAACGGCGTTACAGATGCTCGACAAACTGCACCTTTTCGTTCCTTTCCGCCTTGAGCACATCAAGCTCCTTGGCGTTGATGGCCGTAGCGATCCGGTTCACTTCGTCGACCTCGAAGCTCTCGAAGTTCCGTTGCAAGGCCAGATCAGTAGGGGCGATGACGGCAATTTGACTGCCGAGCATCTGCGCCACGCCTGGGAATCACTCTCTACCGGTTTCACGCCGTTGGCCTTCAAGGTTTTTCATGAGTCGCTTGGTAAGCGACTGATGCCCGGCATCGAGATTAAGGCTAGCCCCGCCAAGCTGCTCCAGGGGCACAACGTGTTCGGCCCTGTCTGCATCGAGAAGGGCTCTTTGGTCATGCTCAAGTGGATTGCCGGTACTTATCCGAAGCTCGCGCAGATGCTCGATATCTCGGCCACCCAGGTCTACGCCCTGGACTGCACCTATAGCGCCCGCATGCCTAACGAGCGCACCGCCCAGCAGGTTATTGATGCACTGCGCGGCACCTCCAACGGCCATACCAAGAGCCGTGGCGACAACTACCAGACAACTGCGTACTGGGGCGCCAAAGAATCACGCCTCAAGCGCCTCAAGGCGTACCTGAAACACCCCGAGTTCCTGCGTCAGCTTGAAGACGCCAAGCGGGCAGGGCGGGGCGATCTGTCTGCCGCTCGCACCGCCAAGGTGCTCAGTAACCCCTTACTACAGGAGCACGCCAAGGACTTGCTCCGTTTCGAGGCCACGGTCATGCACCGCTGGCTTGAGCGTCGCGGCGTCTCGTCGCGGCTTGTTGATCTGATCGCGCACCAGCAGCAGCTCCAAGGGGAGGGGCGTTGCTTCATTCAAGAGTGCTGGCAGGCGGTCACAGCCCCCATCTTTGCGGCCTTTGAAGGTATGACGATGAAACAGATTGATGATGAAAAAGTGCTGGCCGCACTGACCGATCGACACATGAAGTACGACCGGAAAGGCCAGCCCAACGACAGCCATGCGCGAAACCTCTTTCGCACCTACCGGAGTATCAAGGACTACGGCTGGGACGAGACGATGCAGTCGATGTCCCGCGCCACGTTCTACCGACACATTGCCGAAATTTGCGAGGCAGGCCTCTCGAAAGCCGCCTTGCAGAAGCTCCACGAATTGGACCGGGGCAACGTCGTTCCGCTTCTGCGCTTTGTGCAGGTCGACTTCTCGGCCCAGCGCCCGAGCTGGTACGTCGAACCCTCGGTGGAGGCTGCCTGATGAAAGCCCCTCTGCGTTTCGCCTTCGGCTGGGTTCTCTACCTGGCCATTCTCATGGGCATCAATCCAATCATGAAGCTGATTTGGCACACCGCTCATCAGCAGCCCCTGGTGGTCACCCTTGCGACTGCCTTTGTTGGCCTCGCTCTCCTGATCGCTCTCTATTTCGGTGCACTCCGTCGATTTTGGCAGTGGTGCGACGAACCCCGGGCAAGTCGCCCAATTAAACCCTGTGAGGAATAACCATGCTCGCTCTTATCGGACTTTGCCACGGCTTTAACACCAATACCCGTACTGTCGGCCAGAACACTTTCACCGACAACCAAGTGTTGATTGAAGTTGAACAAACCAACCAATATGGTATCCCGGAAGTTAAAACGGTTGCCGTCAAGCTCTCCAAGAAGCACATGGAGTTGGGTTTGAACAACGTCTGGAATCAACTCAAGGGCAAACAAGTTTCTATCCCTGTCTTCGTCGGGGCCTGGGCAAGTAAGGCAGGTAATGCCGGTTATGACCTGTGGCTCTCGGGCGAGGGCAAGCCCCTCAATATCCAGCTGATCAAACAAGTTCAGCAGGCCAGCTAAGCAGCTCCCCTAGCTTTTTGCGAAGCAAAAAGAGAGGGGCAGGGGGTTTAATGAATTTTCTAGGCTGTGACGGTATTTGGTTGCTCCAGGCTGATGGCACAACTATCTGCCAGGGCGATATGAAGACTTTCACGGTTCAGGAAATGCGGGACTATCTAACGCCCGCTTTAACACTGGAGCAGAAGTTAGAGATAACCGGTGCAATGCTTGCTCTGCTTGTCGTTGTATGGGTGTTCAAGAAGCTCCGGACAACTTTCCCACACTGAGGTAATGCAATATGAAACTGCGCAACATCATGAAGAAATACGGCCCGGCCGTTGGCGTTGCTTCCCTGGCTATGGTCGGTGGTCCGGCATTCGCTGCTGAAATCGACACTTCCGAAAGCCTGGGCTACATCGCTGCTGGCATCGTTGCTGCCATCGCCCTTGGCGGCGCTATGTTGGGCCTGGTTGCCCTTATCGGCGTCGGCAAGAAGACCCAGCGCGCTGGGACCTAAGTTCTACCACCAAGCCGGTGGCGGTTAATTCCGCCCCGGCTTTTTTATTGCCCGGAGAAACTTGTTATGAGGAACTTCCAATGTATATCAGCCCCGAAGATTTGGCTTTCCTGGGCGTTCTCTTTGCTTTCTTTATTATGTTCTCAGGGCGTTAGTGCTCAAGACTACTTTTGGCGTCACAACTATAACTCCCCCAACTATCCCTCTGCTGTTGAGGCCTGTAAAGCCGTATTCATATTGAGGGCTGAACACTATCCCGGCATTACCTACTCTGGTATCTACATTAACCCTAATAAGCCTTATGAAGCCGCTTGCACCGGTAAGCGCTCAGATGGTTCTAACGCTGGCTTTATTCACTCCGTTACCCGATATGGCGATCGGTGCACCGCTCCCGCTGTTTATAATCCTCAAACGGGTGCGTGCGACGGTCCGCAGCCTGATAAATGTGAGCCTACTATTGGTCAGATAGTTCATCATGAGTTCAAATTTAAGAGTCTTGGTGAGGATGGCAATCCTTCTACTGATCCGCCCATTACTGTTTGCAAAAACTCTTGTCAGTATTCGCACACATATAAAGACTTCACTTCCAAGCGTGACTTTGGTCCCCCTGATATGTTGGTTGGCTCTTTTGAATATAAGGGCAATGGCATCAGTTGCACGCCTTCCGCTACCAATCCGTCAGTATTTGACCAACCTCCGTCAAAGGACCCTGTAACTACTCCACCCAATTACTCCGCAACTGATAGTTGCTCCAATTGGGTAACACAGCCTGACGGCACCATGAAGCGCAGTTGCACTTCTGAGACTTCGTACAAGGATGAAGGCGAGGTTGAGTGCAAGGGCGGTACTGCCGGTTCCGGTTTTAGCTCAAGTGTTACGTGCACCCCAACCAAGAAGCCCCCGGAAAAAACCGACAAGACCAAGCTTGAGGAGACCGAGAAAAAGACCAACCCGGATGGTTCCACCGAGACCACCACCAAGACCGACACCACTGAAACGAAGTGCAAGGGCACCAAGCCCTGCGAATCGACCAGCAAGACCGAAACTACCACCGAGAAGACCGACCCCAATGGCAATAAGGAATCCACCAGCGGCAACTGTGTCGGCACCGGATGTAACCCCGAAAAGCCGTCAGATTCGAGCGGAGAGGGCGAGGACGAGCGTCCGGAGTCATCTGTGGTGGCCGGCGCCTGTGACGCTTCTGTGCAGTGCACGGGCGATGCCTTGGCGTGTGAGCTGATCCGCCAGCAGAAGGCTCAGCGCTGCGCTGATGAAGATTTCCGCACCGTCACCCCGGCCAAGGTTCAGGAACTCAAGGACGGGCTACAGGGCGAGTTTTCCGGCGAGGAATACCAGCCCCTGACCGCCACTGCTGAAAACACGTTTGACCTCGGCAACATGGTCGATACCAGCCGCCGCTTCTCCAGCAGTTGCCCGGCTGTTCAGGACATCAACGTTCCGTACATGGGGTCTTCCATCAGCATCGGCGCTTCTCAGTGGATCTCCATGCTTTGCCCGTACCTGGCCTGGTTTGGCTACTTCATCGTGGCGTTTGCGATGCGTCGCGGCGCTGAAATCGTTGCACAGGGGATGAGCTAATGCCCGCACTGATCGGTTTACTACTACGCGCTATCGGCTGGTCTCTGGTCCCGCTCGGCTGGAAGTTGGTGCGCGGCCTCGGCTTTGCCGCCGTCACCTTCACCGGTGTCCAGGTCCTCATGAATCAGGCCAAGGACTATGCCTTCTCGAACCTTGGCGCTGTTCCAGCGTCGTGGCTTCAGGTCCTTGGCCTGCTGCAAATCGACGTGGCTATAAACATCCTTTTTTCCTGCTACGTCGCCCGGGCTGTCATCTGGGGCATGAATCAATCCGGTTCCAAGACCGGCATCAGCTGGAGGGGCAAGTAATGCTCTATCTTCGTACTGGCCTGCCTGGTGCTGGCAAAACCCTTAACGCCATCCGCGAAATCGACCTCGAGCATCAGCCAGATCCGGCCGATCCATCAAAGCGCCTGCATAAGGACCCGGCTGACCCCGACTTGCCGCCTAGAACTATCTACTACCACGGTATTCCTGACGTCCAGACTGACCGCCTCAAATCCAAATGGGTCGAGTTCGACACGCCAAATGAGTGGTTCAACCTGCCAGACGGCTCCGTTATCGTCATCGACGAAGCCCAGCGCATTTTCGGTACCGACCTCGGCCGCCAGCGCCCCGAGAAGGTCGCCAGGTTCGAGACCCACCGGCACCAGGGCCTGGATATTCACCTGATCACCCAGCACCCCTCGCTGCTCAATCCTGCCGTTCGCAAGCTGGTCGGCAAGCACATCAACTTCATCCGCCCTTACGGCCGCGAGAAAGGCATCTTCCGGCACGAATATGAGTTCTGCATCGACGCCCCCGAAAAGCGCGTTAACTTCAAGCAGGCTCAGGAGGAGAGGGTGGCCCTGGACCCGGCCTACTTCGGCACCTACAAGTCCAGCACCATCCACACCCACAAGCCGACCCGGCCCACCTACCTCAAGCGCGTTCCGTATCTCATCGCCTTCATCGTGCTGTGCCTGAGCGTGCTCGGTGGCCTCGGTTGGATGAAGATTTCCGCCGCTCGTGAGCGCATGGCCGCAGCCGAGGAGGCTAAGCAGCATGAACAGGAGGCCCTCGCAGCATCCTCGCCTGGTGCGTCTCTCGCCCCAGCTGCTGCGCAGTCTGCGCCGCCTGTACCGGATTACTTCGAGCAGCGCACCCCGCGTGTCGAGACCTATCCGGCATCAGCGCCACGCTATGACGATCTGACCAAGCCGCGAGATTTCCCGCGGCTGATCTGTGCCGCCAGCCACGACGCCGCTGTGATCAATCGTGCTCTCCAGCGCCGCCGGCCTGTTGGTGTCGATCGCAACGGTGATCGCTTTACCTGCAGCTGCTACACGCAGCAGGTGACCAGGGTCCAGACTACCGCTGAGTTCTGCTTGAACGTTGTAGAGAATGGCATCTTCGATGACACTCGACTGCCGCCGCTTTATGCCTCCAGCACCGGCCAGCTGACCACATCGACCCAGCCAGCAATAGAGCCGGCGGCGAATCAGCGAGGGCGCGCAGCGATCTCGCCGCCGGCGCCAGTTACCGTCATTTCCAACACTGAATACACGTCACGCCCTTGGCGATCAGTCACCGGCTACAGCGCCAATTGAGGCCATTCCCATGTTCACTTGGCTCAAGCACTCGAAGTGCGTCCGCTGTGGCGCTGTCTACTGGAATCCGCCTCAATGGCCACCAGATTGCTGTCCTCTGTGCCGTCTTCCTAAGCCATAGGCTTCGCATAATGGTCCGCCTTATGTTGAGCGGCGTCCGGACAATGCCACCGGCTCCGGGCGTCGCGTAACATAGGGCGTATTATGCGCAAGCCCTTCATCCTCGAAATTCCCTTTCACCTCGT